TGAGGCGACGGATCGCGGAAACGATCGGGGTCTTCTCCGGGCTGACCATGTAAATCTTGTCTTGCAGGTCTTCGCGGTTACCTACGGCGGCGTAGGAATCAAAAGTACCGGTTGGTTGTGCCATGGGTGTAGCTCCTTACAGGAATGAGGCCAGATCCTCGGCGCGACCGTTCTTTTTCAGTCGCTCAAGGGCTGCTTGATTGGTTCGCTTGGGTTGTGCGGCCTGCGGCTTGATCGCCGGGGCTGCTGTGGCGACGCGCTGCATGGCTCGGGGCTTGCCCTCTTGGAGAGCGCGCCACTTCATAGCGTCATGCAGGACGTGTACGTAGCGGGCATCGGTGAGGCCATCCAGCTCCTCGGGAGAAATGCCGTATTCCTTGGCTGACTTCACGATCTGCTCAGCGACTTGCGGTCCAAAGTCCGGCAGACGTGCGCGCAAGTCCTGTTCGGCTTCGGCTAGCATTTGCTGACGCTGTTGGGCGGTCAGGTGCTGCGCCTGGGCTTGGGCTTGCTGCAGTTCGCCGTATTTGGCTTGCGCCTCTCGCTGAAGCTGTTGATACGCAATGGTCAGCTTCTGGGCCTGTACCGGGTCGGCATCCACCAACGCATTCCAGTCCAGCGCCTCGAATTGGGCGATCTTGTTCTGCACTTCGCGGAACTCAACAGCCTTCTCGAAGGAGTCACCTAGCGCCCGTTCGCGTTGTTCCAGAGCTTGCGCACGCTCTTCAACGACTCGGCGCTGTTCGGCAACAGCCTGTGTTTTCTGGGTGTAATCCTTGTGCATGAGGACATAGTCTTTCAGTTCCTTCGGAACCTTCACGGACTTGCCATCGACTTCGATCAGTTCTCCGTCGTCCTCTTCTTCCTCCTCGTCCGGTTGCTGCTCCTCATCGAGCAGGCCTTCTTCCTCGGATGCTTCGAGTTCGCCTTCGAGCTGTTCGTCTTCTTCCAGAAGCTCGGACACATCGTCCAGCGACACTCCGTCAAGGTTGGTGTCAGTCATCACACACTCCAGTTCGCCCATACGGGCATTAAAAAACCCGCACTAGGCGGGCTTGTTGGTTTTCGGTTTGGTTATCTGGCTATCAGCCACACAATTACTATGGCGTACAGCGCAATCGCGACCGCAGCGGCGTAAAGCGGCGTGCGGATGAATGCCGTCTCCTCTTTTTCGCTACGAACCTTGCAGAGAACGCCGGTAAACGGGCATCTCGCTAGTCTTGGATACCGTCTCATGAGGCGACCCTCCCAAATATCCCGCGCTTCTCGAACTGTTTTAGCTGCGCAGTAGCCAGCTTGCCGGTCTCGATGTAGCCGGTGAGGATGTCGCGGAACTTGCGGCTGGTCTTGATCAGCTGCCAGAGGGCCTCTTTGCCCTCCTTGTCGCGCGCTGGGCAAGCAATCCACTGTTCCATCACTTCCTTATCGATGGCTTCGAGCGCTTCATTCAGCAGCTCGTTTTCCAGCAGGCTCATGGCGTACTGGCCGCGAGTCTGCTGCTCCATCAGGTCGGTATCGGTCACAGGAAGCGCTCCCCTTCGTTGTTGTGCATCGCAGTGCCGGCCATGTGCATCGATTGGCCTGCCGCAAGCCGGATCTGCTCCATCTGCAGGCGGAACTGACGGTCGAGATCGGCCTGTTCAGCCTTGAATGCCAGTTCCTTATCCTGCTTCTGCATCTCCAGCTGCATTTCGGCCTGCGCCTTCTGCTGGCTGTCCTGCAATTTGGCCTTTTCCAGCTCGACCTTCGGATCAGGCGGCGGCGGACTGTCGTCCTCCGGAACCGTATCGGGATCAACCCAAAATTCCTCGGGATTCTTGAAGCCGGCGTTCTCAGCCAGGCGAGCCTGTACGTTGTAGACCTGCTTAGGTGATATCAGGTGCTTGGCGTATGGCGAACCAGCCACTGCAGCCTGAGACTGGGCGATCTGTATCAGGAACTCACTCTGCTGCTGCACGTCACCCGTGCCGATACCGACGTTGATGGTCATGTCGTACTGATCACGCCACGCCTGCGGGTCGTACTGCACGAACTTGCCGTTTAGCCGGTACGCAAGCTGCTCCATGCCGTTGTCGGAAAGGGTCTTGAAGATCCCCCGGAACATCGGCGCAACCAGGCATTCAGCAGCAATGCGCGCCATCAGCTTCATGCGCTTCTGGCTGGCGTTCATGATCATGCGAGCGCCAGAGGCGGTCTTGTTCAGGGAATCCCCGTCCAAGCCCTGCGAATAGCGCGTCCAGCCCGTGCGGTTCTCCTTCTCGCCCTGCAACTGCTCAAGCATGGGCATCGCTTCGATACCCTGCCAGCGCTGCATGTAGGGCCGCACAGCGCCTGACACCTTCTCGCGAATCACGCCGCCTGGGCGACGGTTCAACAGGTCGTCGATGTTGGCCTGCGGGTTGCCCTGCGAGTCGGTGAGAACAACCGTCTCCTGGTTGTTGGCCAGGTACAGGTTGTCGATCTGCTGCCGGAGAATCGTGGTGTGGATGCGCTGGAAGTCCTCGACCAGATCAGCCACCGACACGCCGTTGAACGAGTGGGTGTTGATGTACGGGGTCCAGGCTGCGATAGGCACATGCCCGCACTCTTCGTTCGACAGAATGCGGTCACCGAGGCGAATGATGTGGCGGCGCTCAGTAATGCCGTCGCCGTCGTAGTCCATCAGGACATACTCATCGCGCAGATAGCCGCGGACCATCGAGTCTTCGAGAGTGGTTTCGTCCTCCCAATCGTCGAACCGGCCGCCATTGTTCTCGCGGTAGTCAGTGACGTTTTCGTATACAGCCGCGCGCACCTCGGAGGCGTCTACGTCGAAGCCCATCTCGCGGATCTCGGAGACGCTGCGGCGGGTCACATGGCAGACGTAAGGGCAGTCATCCAGCAGCGGAGAGTCATGCCGGCGTGATACCTGCAGCTCTTCGGGCGGAATGGCGACAATGGAGCACTTGCCCTTCTCCTCAACCGTCTTGATCTTGACTGTGTAGCGCTTAGGCATCTCAGCCGGCAGGAAGCCTTGAGCCATCTGCTCGGCCGCGGCCTGCTGATACTGCGCAATCTCTTCTGCGCCTGGCTCAACCTCGTCCTGCTCGACAACCTCAGCAGTAGGGTTCTCGGCCAGGAATGACGCCAGCTGGTATTCGTCGACCGCGCGGTACGTGTTGAACGTCGGCGTGCGGCGCTTCTCCCAGAACCACTTGACGGCGCCTGTTTTCAGAAGCAGCGCGTCCTTCAGAGCGGTATAGAGGATCAGGAAGCCGTTATTCTGCTTGTAGAAGACGTAATTGCAGGCGTTGGTCACCTGCTCGGCTGACTCTTCGTCCTCCGGGCCAACTGGCTCGAACACGACAGCCTTGTCCGAGCTGGTGAACACTTCGATCAGGTCCGGCAGCATCCCCTCAACCGCATCGAACACGTCTGAGGCGACCACAGCCGATCGGCCTTCTTCCTCGTTGCCGTATGGCTCGCGGGAATAGGCGCGCATAGCACGTGTGCGCTCTTCCTGCGCCTCGCCGTCATTGAACAGGTGCGCCTGGCGAGCCTCGTCGTCGAGGAACGCGAGCAGTTCGGCCTCGGTCATCTTCATGAAATCATCCGGTTTCGGTAGTTGAGCGGCTGAGCCGGTCGATTTGCAGGGAGTTCGTAGGCCACACACATCAGGCCGAAGGCATCAGCGGAGTGCGATGCCCAGTCGTGAGCAGGACCAAGGCCGATGCCGCGTATCTCGTCGCGCTTCTCGTGATACCAGCCCAGCGCCTCACGGCCAGCCTGGGTCGGCTCCTCGTCAAACCACATGGACGGAAACAGCCTGCGAGCGGCCTCCACGCGCAGCATCGCCGCACCCTTGCCTTGGTTAGGGACAACGGTCACAACGTAGCCTGAGGCCTCGAATGCGGATCGGTACGACACGTCATGAACCTTGTCCTGCGTGTCGCCGTCGTGCGGCAGCCAGATTTGCGCCCGGTCAGGCGTATAGCCCTTGGATCGCAGCCAGTTCAGATGAGCCTCAAGCGGCTGCCCTTGAACTTCGTAGTGATCGAGCACCCGAATCTCACGCCCGATGAACTGCACAGCCCAGAACACGAAGGCATCAGCCTTGGCCCCGGTGCCGCCAATGTCAGCGAACAGGCGAATGGTCATCAGCGGATCAGCAGCAACACGACCAATCCGACTCTCAGCCTTGGCTGTCGTCAGCGACTGAGCAAAGTAGGCGCCTGCAATGGTCGTTGCGTACTCGCCTTCCCATACGTGCCCGTACTGATCGGGCCGCTCCTGGGCGTCACGCTGGCGTTCACGCTCAAGCTTGGCCGGGAACTTAGGGTTATCCCTCCAGTTCAGCTCAATAACCTTGACCAGCGGGTCGTTGGCGAACCGGAATCGCGACTCAACCGGCGCACTCTTGCGCTTTGGGTTCCAGGTAATCCACAGCTCGGCGTTCCAGTCGCTGCCCTCTTCACGCAGCGTCGGGATCAGCGTCAGCCAGGCCTCATCGGTGACGGGCTCGGCCTCATCTACCCAGCAGATCAGCAGGCGACCCTTGGACTTGATCGATGCAATGTTGCGGTCAAGGCCGGCGAAGGCGAACTGAATACGCCCGTCGCGGCTCTTGATGTACTTGTCGCCCACGTCGTAGTAGGCAGCAAGAAAGGGTTCTTCTTCGATCGCCCGCTTGCACTCCTCCAGCGAGGAGTCATCTAGCGAGTTCATGAACTGGCGGCCGCACAGGATGATCCCGGCCTCGCCATTCATCCCGTACATGTAGCCGCGCACAGCTGCCATCTTGGCGAAGGAGCGAGTCTTGCCTGACCCCCGGCCACCATAGGCGCCGCGAACGTCAGCGCGCCCCTGGAACACAGGCAGCAGCTTAGGCGGCAGTGCTATCTGTACTGTCGTCACCTAGGGCCACCAGTTCAATGCGGGTCACGGTTTCAACCGGACCTCCATTGGCGCCGGTCAGCTCTACGTCTTGCTTCGCCTTGCCATAGCCGCGGTCTAGGATCTCCTTTACTGCGGCCACTCGGGCAGCGGGAGGGGCATCGCCATTGCGCGCTATCTCGACCAGGTGCGTAATCGCCTCCTCGCCGAACGACTGGGCAATCTCTTTGATGTCCGCCGTGATCTTGTTCGGTGTGCCTTTCTGCCGCCCACCCGACTTGGGCAGGCCCTTCGGTCTGCCGGCCATATCTAAACCTTTCTACTTTTGGAATGTTGACGCCAGAATCTCCACACCTCTTTTCCGATCATCACAGCGACACAGGCGGCGAGGCATATCATGATCAGGGTGGCGTGGAGGCGTTTCACTGCGACACCTTGCGCTCCGCCCATTTGCCGGCCAGTGCGCGAACCTGATCCACACCAAGCAGCCCGATCAAGCCGGCAGCAAATAGCGTCCAGGCAAGGTTTGCACCCATGGCGTTCACCCCTAAGCCGACGAGCATGATCAGCAGCGCACCGAATGTTGATTCGAGCAGTCTGGCCAATGGGCTCTTCTTGTCGCCGTAGAGGTGGATTCGGATGTAGGACAGAACGAAGGTCAGCATCATGGCCAGGCCGTGTTCGCGTAGGGCTGCAGCTAGCGCCACCCAGAAGTCAGGGCTTTTCTCTGGCATGGGTCATCTCAGCTATGCGGCAGAGTGAATAGGTCCGGCCTCACATGCGCGTGCGATCCGCCTATGAGCAAGGAGGCAGGCATGGGGCCGGAAGAGGGTTGGGCGCATGGTGGCGAGCCATTCAAACGGCCTTTAGCGCCCGAAACTGAGGCACAAAAAGCCCGACTCATTGGCCGGGCTCTTCTGAAGCGGTAAAACCGCAATTTGTGCCAGATTGCCAGATCGGCGTTAACACGTCAACAGGCACGACATGTAAATTAAGCTGCCATTCGTCGATCAAACTCCGACTCAACGTAACCGTGCACACGGCTCAGCATGTCCTTCACCTGGTGGCGGGATTTGCCAAGCTGCTTGCCGATCTGCTCCATGGTGCGGTTGTGGCAGTAGTACAGGTGCACGGCCTCGGATGCTTCCGGGTAGCGCTGCTGCAGACGGGCAACTACAGCCGATACCGTCTCTGCCTCTTCATCGGTGATCGCAGCATCTGGCGCGTGAGTGCTGGGCACGTTGTCACGCATGATGGCCAGCATCGGGGAGACGTACCGCGGCACGCCGGTCTTCTGCCATACCCAGATGCCCCATTGGGTCAAAAGCTCTTCGGCGCTCTTCATGCTGCTTCCCCCTTGAGCATGTCGGCTGAAACGATGATGCGGCCCACCTCACCGTGCTCGGCGTGGTAGGTGATGACCTTGGCGTCTCGCCCACTCATCCACCCGCCGCGGCTCGCGTGACTGTCTGGCGCGGCCAGGGTGCGGTGCTGCTCGATCTGCATGGTGTTCGTCTCGCGCAGGACGTTGTGGTGCAGGTGGCCGGTGTGCGCATAGCTGTGCCTGGTACGGCCGAAGACCTCGCGGAACTTGGCGATGAACACCGTCTCAAGGGAGTCCATCCGCTTCTTGTGGCCGTGGTGGAAGAACAGCGACGTGCGGCCATGCTCGATGCAGTAATACGGGTCCGGGCGGGTGATGACCTCGATGCGGGGCTCGTCCGCATACAGGGCGGCGAACAGCTCGCGCAGCCAGGCGCTCGACGCCAGATCGTGGTTTCCCTCAGCCATCAGGAGAACGACGCGCTCGTGCTTCTGCAGCAGCATGGCCGTCACGCGACGGATTACGCTGATGGCCACGCGAACCAGTTTTTGGAACCGAGTGTCGGCGTCGAGGACGTGGCCGGATGTCGGGGTGACCGCCTGGATACCATCCCAATGCAGCAGATCCCCAAGCTGGGCGAATACGCCGGTATGGGAGTCAGGCGATTGGGCGATCGCAGCACCGAACCAGCCGACCAGCGTGTCCTCGGCGATCTTCATGTCCCACGCGGCGCCCGTTTCCTCTGCCCATGCATTCATGCCCAAGTGGTAGTCGGTGATGACGTAGCAGTTGAGCAGGTGCGCAAGGGTGTGCAAAGGTGCCGGCAGCGCCTTGGCCGGCTTGATGTCCAGAGCAAGAGCCTTGACCGCCTCCTTCATCAGCTCGGCCTGGCGCTCGTGGTCGATGTTGGACTTGACCCACTGCAGCTTCTGCTCGCCGTCCTTGCCGTACAGCGTCGACGTGCCCTTGAGATGGAAGCCGTCCGGCACCGTCTTCACCATGTCGTGCTCAGGGCTCCACCCTTGGCGAGCCAGACGCGCCTTGTGGGTGTAGACGTTGCGCTCGTGCAGCCCAAGGATCTGCGCAGCCTCTGCCACAGTGCGGCCCGTCAGCGCGGCCTTGATTGTCTCGTCGTCGTGCTTGCGTGCGGCCATCAGGCTGCTCTCCCCTGCTGCATCAGAATTCGGATTGTCTCGATAGCGCGCCCGCTCTTGATCATGGCGGGGTCGCAGCGGTAGACGCGCCACCCGAGGCGGGCAGCGGCGTCGTATTTCTTGAGGTCGGCAGCGAATCCGGCGCCGGTGTTATGCCGGCCCTTTACCCAACCGCCGCCCTCGCATTCGATCAGCAATCCGTGCTCTATCAGCGCGAAGTCAGCGCGCCAGTCCTGCAGGCCAGCCTTGGCCAGCCGCTCACGCAGCCCCTTTCCAGGCCCTCCGCAAGCTTCAGCAGCGAAGCGGTACTCTCGGATGGCTTCGATTCCTTCCGCGCGAAGGTGAAGGGCTAGCGCGTCCTCAGCCTGGCTAGCGGTGGATTTTCCCGATCCAGCACTTTTCGCCGGCTTGACCGTGGTTTTGGCTGAGGCTTTACGGATCGGGAAAGTCATTTACCGGCCCTCGCCTTCGCTTCCAGCGCAGCGCGCACCATCTTGCGCAGCAGCGGGCTCATCCTCGACAGCTCGGCCGATACCCACTGACGCCACTTCGGCAGGCCCATTGGCTTGCACCGGGCGCGCATCTTGTCCGCGATTACCAGGGCAAGCGCTTCCGCATTCGCCTTGGCAGTCAGGCCTTCCGCTGTTAATCCACGCCTCGCCGCAGAGGATCTGGTCGTAGTGCAGTCCGTCATTTCCATTGCTGCCTATAACGTCGATTCGGCTGATCTTCATGCGCCCGCCTTCTGCTCAGCGCTGCGGCAGTCGATGGTGTTCTGCTGGCCGAATCCTTCTGTCATGTGCGCCTGGGTGTAATGCACCGGGTCACGGTCGCTGTACTTCTCACGCAGCGCGGCGACCTTCTGGTTCAGCTCGACGTAGAACTCAGGCGAATGCGGCGGGCGGTCGTCGCTCCAGTTGCCCTGAATCATCGAGTCACGCAGGACTACCAGCGATGTGATGGCCTTGGTGATATGCGACATGCCCGAATCAGGGTCGATGTCCTGCCCTTCCCACCAGTCCATCAGGTGCCGCATGGTGGCGTCGTAGTAAACCGAGGCGCGGACGCCGACGGCGCGGTAGTTGTGCCGGCCGTACTTCAAAGCTCCTTCCAGCATCGCAACGCCGACTTCAGCCATGACTGGAGCGGAGACGGTGGACATTGGCGCTTTCATCACGCCCATCATGTCCTTCGGATTGGTTGGCTTCTCGCTCATGCTGCGGCTCCCTTGCGGTGGAATTTGCGGTCATACCAGCGGTAGAAATACTGGGCGAAGGTGATGCCCAGAGAGCCGCCCAGGCCGGAGATCAGCAGGAACGGAACGGTGTTGATCTGCGAGTGGGCGACCGACCAGATGTAGGCGAACTGAGCCAGCGTGATCAGCCAGGACACGACGAAGCCTGCCGGGATCTTGTCGTCGCGCAGGAGCTTGCTGTTGAGCCCCAGCAGGAAGACCTGGAAGAAGGCAGAGGTGAAGACCATCACGGCCTGTAGTTCTGGAGTCATTGCGGCTTCCTTGTGGCTCTGTTGTTTGCGATCAGGGGGAGCTGGCCGGGCTTTAGCGGCCATGGGTGTTCCTTGCGGCAGTCGTGGCAGTACAGGGTCTGCTCAGGGCTGTAGCCGGTGGTCTTGTGGGTGGCGTCTACGGGGCAGGTCTTCATGCGGCCTGCTCCAGTCCGACCAATTCCATGACCCGCGCCGGCAGCGTCAGGCCCATATCAAGCAGCTGCAGGGCGCAGTCGCGGATGAGTGTTTCCTGCTTCCCATAGGCCAGCTCGAAGCGGGCCTTGTAGGGGTGAACGGCGACGAGGCCCGGCGCGCCGTAGCCGTCTTGGTGATGGCCAGCGCACAGCGGAAGAACCAGCCAGTGCGCGTCAGGCTTCGTACGGCCGTCGACGTGGTGAATGCTCACGACGTGGTTGCGCTGATGGCCTGCCGTGTCGCGATGGCAGGCGATGCAGCCGATATGCTGGGCCAGCAGGTCGTGGTAGCGCTTCTGCTCGGCAGAGGGGGCTTTGCCTTTCATGCGGCAATCCCCCAATGGTCAGCCGTGGTGAAGCGCACGCCATGCTCAGCCGCGAACGCTTCCATCACCTCGAACATGTCCGAGAACCACTTCTTGCTCTGCTTGCGGGTGGAGATGCCCAGGACGACGAAGCCGCCATTCAGGCCTGGCACGGCGCGCTGCTGCTCGACGGCCGCGCTGAATACGTGCTTCCAGTCGGTGTCCTCGAGCTTCTGGCCGTACCACTCAACCTGGCGGCTGATGTCGCGCAACATGGCCCACATACGGCGGTTCTGAGCGTCGCTGCGGACCTCCTCGCGCATGGTCCAGACGTAGCCGGCGCCCAGGTCGATCTTCTGCAGGCAGGCGATGGCGCGCTGGCGGTCCATCTCATTGCGCAGGGGGAAGGTTGGGTTAGCCATGGCGGCGCGCCTCCCGCTTGTCGTGGTCGTCCTGGCAGGAGATGCAGCGCTCTGCCCACGGAGCTGCAGCGCGACGCTTGGCCGGAATCTCCTCGTCGCAGTCGATGCAGAACTCAGCGCCCTGCCCCTGCAGCCTGGCCTGTACCAGCGCCACGCCACCTATACGATCTGCCTCCTCTAGGCCAGTAGCGCGATCTGTTACATCGGGGGATGTGCGGGCCTGGTTGAAGGCTTCGGTGATTTCCATGTAGTCGCTCATTTCCGTGCTCCTACGCCGCGCTGGGTGCTTCCGTCAGCACAGACGACGCGATGGTCATTGCCGCGGGATAGGCCTATGCCTGCCCCGGTTGTGTGTCGTATCTGGTAGCCCTGGCGCTGCAGGAGCTGGATGGCGTGCTGCTGGAGAGCGGTCATGCGGCACCTCCAAAAGCAGAACGGGCAGACTTGCGCATTGGGCGGACGTTGGCCGGCTCCTCGTCGTAGTCGTACTGTTGAGCGCATGACACGAAGCGGGCGTACTCGCCTTGGAATTGCAGTAGGCAGAAACCGGGCTTGGCGTGACGGCACTTCACAACATCAATCTCGGTGACGCCGTTCTGGCCGCGCTCGGACTGCATGTCGCGGTGAGCCATGATGATCACGTCGGCATCCTGCTCAATCTCGCCCGAGTCACGCAGGTCGCTCATCTTCGGCTTGGCGTCGGCGCGGGTTTCGATAGAGCGGTTCAGCTGAGCCAGCGCAACGATTGGGATTTCGAGCTCTTTTGCCAGCGCCTTAAGGCCGCGGCTGATAGCGCCGAGCTCTTGGTTGCGGTTCTGGTGCCGGCTATTCGACTCCGGAGAGATCAGCCCCAAGTAGTCGATGACGATCAGGTCAAGCTTCCGAGCGCGATTCTCGAACCGTGCAATGGAGCAAATGCGCGAGAAGGTCAGCGCCTGCTTGTCGCAGATACGCACGTCGGCCTCTGCGGTCTTGCCAACCGCGGCAGTCATGCGGGCGATCGCTTCCTCGCTGTCTAGGGCTTTACCGGTATCAATGAGGCCCTGAGAAACTCCAGACTGAGACGCTAGGGAGCGCTTTGCGAGCTCGGTCTGGCTCATTTCCAGAGAGAAGATCAGCGCGGAGCCGCCCTTCCGGAGGACGAGCGTCTCGGCTAGGCCTACACCAAGTACCGTCTTACCTGTGCCAGGGCGGCCAGCAATGATCGCCAAGTTGCCTGGCCGCAGGCCGCAGACGATGTTGTCCAAATCCTGTAGGCCGAACATCAGGCCGGTCGCCTGCTCGCCCTTCCAGCGCAGCTCCATTTCGTCAAAGACCGGGATCATGGCCTCGCGCAAAGACACAACGTCCTTCCGCTCTTGGTGCGCCACAAGGTCCATGGTCAGTTGCTGAGCCTGTGCGATCTGCTCGGCAATGCTGCCGCGCTGCTGGGCTATCTCCATGAGGCGCTCGCCAACCTCATGCAGGCGACGGGCGCGGGCGCGCTCAACAACGATTCGGGCGTAGTGCTGTCCATTTGCAGCGCTCGGCACGTTTCGCATCAGCTCGGACGCATAGACGATAGTCAGCTCGCCGCTCGGAAGCTCGGCCCGGATTTCGGACAGGGTGATGCTGTCCGGGTGCATCTTTTTGGAGTGTGCGCCGAGAATCATGGCGTACAGCGCGCCGGTATCCTCGTAAGCGAAGTCAGACGGCGACAAGAAGGCGCCTACGGTCTCGCACAGCTCAGGTTCGTGCATCATGGCACCCAGGACGCCGTGTTCGGCCTCCAGTGCGATTAGAGGGCGATCAGCGTGCATCGTATTTACCTTCCATGAATCGTTGGATCTTGGTCGCCGAGGTCATGAACTCGAAATCAGCGATCCAGCCGCGGCCGTTCTGGCCAAGCAGGAACGGACATTCCAGGGCGTCGTTAAAAAGTCCTTCCCAGAAGTCCATGCCTCCTTCGCGGACAACGAACTTCCCGTCGAGCTTCAAGTTGTAAGCAGCACGAATGCGCTTGCGATGCTTGTCGTCCAAGCCAAGACACCGCGGCAGCTTTCCACCGAGGATCTGGTTGTACAGTTCGCGAATCTTCTCGTAGGGAATAGAGTCGGCCACCTGACGGGTCTCCGCTGGAAGCGGGGACGAGAACTCTTGAGGCCCTCTGTAGGTACTCTCTGAAGTACTCTCTGTACTCTCTGTATTACTCTGGCTGTTTCGTGCAGAGCTGCTTGGCGCATTCGTGCAATCCAGTTTGGCGCTTTCCGCCATACTGGTTTGGCTGATATGTGCATCTTGTTCGGCGCTTTCCGCCAGGCTTGACTGATGAATATGCGCGCAAAGGCGCTCATAAAGCGCTAGGTGATCGACGCGAAAGAACACCCGGCAAGGGATGCCGCGCTTCATTTCTTCGATCAGGCCGAGCTCTTTGAGCTTCCTGCGAGCAGTTTCTTGCTCGCGCCGAGACATGCCTGTCTCTTCTTCCCATTCGGCCTGAGTCTTGTAGAACCAGCGATCGGGGTTCTTAGTGCGCTTCGACCAATAGATAGCCTGGGAAAGCATCAGCGCACCGGTGACGCCGACGCCAAGAGCAACAAATGGGCGCTGGAAAGCAATCGAGCGATCCAAGAGACCGTCGATCATCGCGACCACATTCAAACCAGGCGCTGGCCCCGTCTTGATATATGCAGGTGAATTGTCCATACTCGTACTCGCTAGAGAGCTGCACATGAAATGGCTTTCTCGGTTGCCGCCGAGGAAACCAACGAAGCCCGGAGGTGACTTAAACAGTCCCTTCGGGCTTTTTGCTTTTCAGAGGGGCGAACACATACAACGACGCGCTTTGCGGCGATCATTGCTAAGTGTTGGTGAATGGCTTTGTTCACTTATCAGTCCCTCATTTCGGGCTATTCAGCCCGGCGCCGAAACGGTTGAACCGTCCCCGGCATGCTTCTTGGCCTGGTGCGCTTGGTGATGGTGTCTTGAATGCCTTTCTTCGCTAGCTGATCCGGGGATAGCCCCAGCTGCTTTGCCAGCCCAGTCAAGAATTCCAAGTCCTCATCGTTCAGCAGATGCTCCAGGGCCATGTCATTGTTGTTGGCAGACATAGAGGCCCTCGTTTAGGCCTTCAGGCCGCAGTGATGCTTCGCGTAAGCTCTTCTCGCTTCTCGTCGATCCATGACTTCAGGATCTCGCGTGCCAATACCGCCTTCTGCGTGCGGTGAATGGTTGCGAGGTTCTCTAGAAAGGCCTCGTACTCGTCGTCGAGACGAACCTTTGTCTCGTTCCGGTTTTTGTGTCGCGGGTCTGCATACATGGCGATTTCCTTATGCGGCTACGAATTGGTTACGCGGCTTCTTTGCCGTCTTTTGGATTCAGCAAGTCATGGAGATCGGGTCGCATGCCAGCCAGGGTCAGCTCGTTATTACTGGCCTTCTGCAGACGAGCAGCGAGCTCGGCAGATGCCTTGCGGTGACCTCCGGCCAGCTGCCACAGGTAGGCAACGGACGTGGAGGCGGCGGAAGCGAGAGCCTCGCGCTCCTGTTCGTTGTGGCTGTGCAGCCAGTCGCGGATTTGGGTGGACATTGGGAATCTCCTGTTCATACAGGAGCGAATTTAGCGTGCCGCTAAAGTTTGTGCAACAGGGAGTTTAGCAACGTGCATATTTCATCGTTAGCGCCAAGCTGTAATTCTATGCGGATGGATATCTCATCGATTCGCCGACAAAATCTGCTATCCCTCCTGAAAGGGCGGTCTAAGCGCGTCTGCGCGGAGCTCTGGGGAACGTCTCCCTCCTATGTAAGTCAGATGCTGTCCGACAATCCGACGCGAAACATAGGGGACGACATGGCACGGAGAGTCGAGGTCGCGGAGCTCCTACCGCATGGCTGGCTTGATCAGCTACACGACGAAAGCAATCGCACGCTGCTAAACAATGTCCATACACTGCCGATATCGCGGAATAGCGAGCTGGACCTGCTTGGGGATATCTCCTCGTGGGACGGTGAAACGCCAGTGGAGGACGAGGAAGTGGAAGTACCGCTGTTTAAGGAGGTTGAGCTCGCAGCAGGAAGCGGATCGGCGGCCGTGATGGAGATCCCCGGCCGATGCATCAGGCTTTCTAGGGCGACCCTGCGCACTTGCGGAGTCGACCCAGCAAATGCAGTAGCGGCGCAAGTCACAGGCCGCAGCATGGAGCGCGTCATTTTCGACGGCGCGACGATCGGAATCGACCGCGGCACAACGTCGATCCATGACGGCGAAATCTACGCGATTGACCACGACGGAATGTTGCGAGTGAAGTATCTCTACAGGCTTCCAGGCGGCGGATTGCGCCTCAGGTCTGAGAATGACGTCGAGTTCCCCGACGAGCACTACACGGCCGAGCAGGTCGCAGCATCAATCCGGATTATCGGATTCGTCTTCTGGTGGTCCACCATCCGCCCCGTCAACCGACGAGGCCGCTCGTTCTGAGCATTCCGCGCCAGGTCACTCTTTCCTGGCGCTTCTCTTATCGATAACAGCACCCTGATAGTCGGGCAGGTAGGCCGCCAATTCGTCGCGTAGCAGCACGCGCGCGCCTTCTGTGCCCAAATCCTCAACCAGAACCTGGACGGCAAGCCTAGCGAGCTCTGCCGAGCTTCCTGCTGTGCCTTTTAGGCCGCCGTCCAGCCACTTAGCCTCTACGCCTCCTCTCACAGTCACCCCTGCCATCACTACCTCCTGTCGTATTTCTGCCAACCAGCGCTCATTTCGCTGCGTCAGGGTAAGACCTGCTGCAGGCTGGTTTTATCCTTGCGCTAAATATTTAGCAGAAAATTTAGCAAGACCTGTTGACGAGCATTTAGCATGGCGCTAAATTTCACCCATCGACGCAGCAGCACCGCGTCAGGGCCTGAAAAGCCCACGCTCTTTAGACAACTTGGGAACATCGCGGCGGGGTCTGCTTCGGCATACAGCGCGATCAACAAATTCCCCGCCCCATGCCAGCTCTGGAACTGGCCGTGGCTCCACATGCAGCCACGCGAAGTTGCGCAGCCACCCGATGCGACGCCAGTAGCGGCAGCGGGCAGAGAGATGACTCCGGCAGACGCGCAACGAGATCGAACTACCGAGGATTCCTTGACAGTTCAGCCCAGCCCACCGTGGCAAGTAACGGAGGCCAGCAAGACCGAATCGAATTAGCGCTCCGAGCCTCGGCTATGAGGAGCGCCGGACCTCCTGCTGTGTGCCTCACTCAACCGGCACCAGGGCTGTACGCAGCAGGTTGTATATACCCAGCGACCACGCGCCAATGC